CGCAGCTGGTTCCGATCCCCAGTGGGAAGGAGGGGACCCCTGAGAGCAATTGTCTTATCGCATTGGGCGAGTGGGCGCGCGGACGGGGGGAGTGGTCCGAGGCAGCTGGGGCGGTGCACCGTATGACCCAGCACCGGATTGCTCGGGTCGCCCGCGCGCTATGCTCCTGGGCTGCTGCCGCCGGCGCACCGCTGCCCGCAGAAGCCCTCGAGGTTGCCGGGCTGCCGACAACCACCTCAAACTGGCCCTGGCTCGGGACCTCCCGCGACAATGGCTCGGAGTCCCTCACCGAGCAGACCCCCGCGTATGTGTATCGGGTCTGCCAGTGCCGACGGCTCCCCCCACCTCCCTCAGCCCTCAAGGTGGTGGCCGGCTGGGCTGGGGTCGGCTCATACAAGATTGAGCAGCTGAAGGAGCTGCTGCGAGCCAATTTCCCGACCGGTGTGGGCGGCTTCGGGCTAAGCTCGGTTGTTGGTACCGGGACAGCTATCCGGACCGCATTAGCAGCCGGTATCACCCGGGCCCAAGTGGCGTCGATCATCCACGGGGCGTGGGGCATGACGCAACAAACCCTGGCCACCAGGCTGTTATGGGCTGCCGCTGCGCCACCCGAACTTGCCCCAGCCACCCACGTGGTGCTGGCGGCGTGCTGGTGTCCCGAGCACTACCGGGAGATGGGGAAGGCGATCGGCCAGACCGCAAAGGCCGTCCAAAGCCTGGGGGGGAGGCCACTGGGAATCTTGGGTGTTACCCACTTGCTCGGGTTGGAGAACTTGGGCCCCAAGTCCTTGGCCGAGGCCGACTGGGATAGTGAGGTCGCCAAGCGGACCACTGAGGTGCCAGATCCGACCCCCCTCAGCGGGTCAGGGTTGCCCGGATTCTCCGAGTATCTGGACCGCTTCCTCAACCGGCTCGTAGCCGAGACGCCCCCGCGTGGGCGTCGTCGGTCGCGAGGGGTCGACGAGTTCTGGCGCGACCGCGCCGAGTGGCTGGTTTCCGGAACCGCTACCGGCCTGGACGATCCTTGGGCCGGCGAGATCGCCTTGCCGGAAGGCTACCGCGGCACCAAGCAGACAGTAGGCCTGGGGCTGGACAATCAGTACCTAGCGCGCGTCCTGGCGTCTAAGCCTGCATTGCGGTCCGTGGCACACACTAAGAAGAACGAGTTGGGCGGCAAGAACCGAGCCATATACGGCGCGGACTTTGCCCACTATGTGGTGGGTAGGTTTGTTGGTGAGTATGTCAACCCGGTATGGTTGAAGCGGTACGGTATCGGGGCATCGTACACCTCAACCGGGGTGTGTGAGCGGCACATTGCGGCAGCCGTTGGTCGGGGGAGCTGGATAGGCTCATTCGACTTCTCCGACTTCAACGCACAGCACAGCCGGGAGTCAATGTCTGCAGTCTACCGCGCTATGGGCAGGTGGGCCGGGACGCATATCCCGGACCCAACTGTTGCCGAGGAGGTCAGAATGGCCGCTGAGTGGCTGTCCGCTTCCGTATACGCCACTGTCGCTGCCCGCCCCGATACCGGGGAGGAGTTCGAGGTGAAGCGGGGGTTGTTGAGCGGCATCTACCACACTACCTTGATCAATACTGTCCTGAACGAGGCCTATTGTCAGTATGTGTCCGACCACCTGCCGTGCGCTGGCATAGCCACGCGGCCCTCCCCCACGCTACACCACGGGGACGATGTCTTACTCGTGCACCATTCGGAGGCCGAGGCCAGAGTGTGGCCGGAGCTGGCTCAACGGCTAGGATTCGAAGCCCAGCTGCGGAAGTGCTGGGTTGCCAAAGGGGCTGGTGAGTTCCTGCGGAGGAACTACCACGCAAGCGGTGTCTACGCCCAGGCCTCTCGGGCCGTCGCCAACATGGTATGCGGGAATTGGGACAAGCAGGTCGGGACTGACCCGACTGCTAGGGCCCAAGAGCTGGTCAGCTCTGTCTCAGTGGCCAGCAGGCGCGGCTTGCCCGCCCCGGCCGCCACTGAGCTGTTACGATCTGTCCTGAGCCACTACATACTGCTACCGGCTGAGGCCACCCGCGCCATCGGGGTGGACCTCGGCGTGCTTGTGGGCGCCGGGCCGCTGCATGTTATGGGGAGGAAAGGGAAAGAGGGCGAACACGACGGACGCGTGGACCATCTCCAGGTTTCCGAGACTGCGGCCGCTGTCTTGGCCTCTGGGCGGGCCCCGGGGGTTGAGGCTTGGGTCGCCAAGCTGCGGCAGGAGACTGCACGCTTGGCACCGGGCCAGGTGGATCGGATACCCTGGCACGCTGTAAAGCGCGCCACACTAGCGGCCGCAATACGGAGTGCACTACCGCCCAC